CGAGCGTAAGGAATGGACCTTCGGCATTGCTCGCATCCTCGCACAGTTGGTGGGATTGAATCAACGCCCAGACTGGTTGCCGCATGGCATCACTATAGAGGAAGTGGCTGGGGAGGGCGACCGGCCACCGACCATACGTATTACGGGCAACATACCAGGGAGTGGCGATGAGTGAAGATGATGCTGTGGAGATTCAGGAGGAGTTGGAGGGGTTGATGAGCGATACCCCTCCCGTGACTGTCCCTGCTCATATCTGGGAGCAATGGCCAGGGGAGCCGTTGGACTGGTACTCCAACTTCCTCGTCTACCTCTCCATGGGCCGTGGTCGGTCGATAGCCAAAGCGTATCGGTTGTCTACCAGGGTTGCAGCCAGACAATCAGACGACCAGCAGATGAAACTGCTGGGTGAGATATTGGATGAGCTGCCGTTACCTAATATGGCTACGGCTACCTGGTGGCGGCGAGCCTCGCAGTGGAAGTGGGAGGAGCGAGCAGCACGGTATGATGTTTACGTGCTCAGTCAACTCGTGCCCCAAACCGTGACGACTATCTTTGAAGTCATTGGTGAGTTTGCCAATGTGGTGCTAACGAAGTTGAAATCAGCTGAACTCCAACCCGAATCCTGGTCGGAGATCAAAGGTGCGGTAGAAACCCTTGCCTCGTACATCAGCCCGGACATTATCCAGGCCACCGTTGCTCACTCCAGGGTTGCTGAACTTGAGTCAGCCAGAGTGGGTGGCGACGACGAAGACGAAGCCAGCGAAGGTTAGTACGCCCACTCTCATCTGGCGTCCCTTGTCTGGCCCACAGACCATGGCATTGGAGTCGCTTGCCGATGAGGTGTTTTATGGTGGGGCGGGCGGTGGAGGGAAGACTGACTTGTTGCTTGGGTTGGCTGGCACGCAACACCGTAACAGTATCATCTTCCGAAGGGTGTTTCCGTCGATGCGAGGGATGATTGAACGGTCGCGTGAGGTGTACAACCATCGTGAGTTGGCGCATAACGCGGATTCGTTCAACGAGGGCACGCACATTTGGCGGTTGGCTGATAAGCGTATCGTTGAGTTTGGCTCCCTCCAGTACGAGAAGGACAAGGAGAACTATCGTGGACGACCGCATGACTTATACGGATGGGATGAACTACCGGAGTTCACTGAGTCACAGTTCCGTTTTGTCAATGCCTGGAACCGTAGTACGAGACCTGGGCAACGGTGTCGGGTGGTTGCCACAGGTAACCCACCCACAACCCAGGAAGGGTTGTGGATCATTGCCTATTGGGCTCCGTGGTTGGACGTCAACTGTCCGCGACCAGCTCAACCAGGTGAACTCCGATGGTTCGCTCGCGTTGACGACAAGGATGTGGAGAGGGAGGACGGCACGTCGTTCGTGTATAAGGGTGAGACCATTCAGCCACGCTCTCGTACGTTCATACCAGCGAGGTTGACAGACAATCCGTATCTCATGGACTCCGGGTATGCTTCAGTCCTCCAGGGGTTGCCTGAGCCGTTGCGCTCCCAGATGCTCTACGGTGACTTTAGTATCTCGGTTAGTGACAACGCGTATCAGGTGATTCCCACAGCCTGGGTGCGGGCAGCGCAGGAGAGGTGGAGGGTTGATGGATACCCGAAAGACGAGAATGGTGTGCGCCAGCGTATGAGCGCCTTAGCGGGAGACATAGCCAGAGGTGGCGACGACAAGGAAGTGTTGTCAGCGCGATATGGCACGTGGTTTGCTCCTCTGGTCAAGCTACCTGGGAAGGTTGTCACGGACGGCTCGTTGGCAGTGAAACCTATGATTGAGTTGTTAGAGACAGCCGGGGAAGCCGTGCGCACGGGAGAGGAGGTGGCTTATGCTACCTCGCGGTTGAAGTTGCCTAAGGTAACGTCCGATGTGGTAGTGCGCATTGATGTGATTGGCATTGGGTCATCTGCTTACGATGTGGCAGTCAACCAGGGGTTGCGTGCCGTGGCTGTGAACTTTGGAGCTGGCTCCCATGCCCTGGATCGCTCACGTAAACTCAAATTCGCTAACCAACGGGCAGAGTATTGGTGGTCGATGCGTGACGCATTGGATCCAACCAATACGGACTATAAGGATGACCCAATAGCATTGCCACCGGATCCCGAACTGCTGGCTGACTTAACCGCGCCGAGGTGGGAGTTGACCTTGCGTGGCATCAAGATCGAGGAGAAGGAAGACGTGAAGGCAAGGATAGGGAGATCACCTGATTGTGGGGATGCGGTGGTGATGAGTGGCAAGGCAAACAAGACTATGGTGGCGTTTTAGGAGGTTGGGCGTGTCAGGCATTGAGGATATTACATTGACGTTTATGGCACGAACAATCAGACCACACTTAGCTGTGCTCGCTGGTGTCGTTAGACAGGCGAATAGTGAGCAGGTGTTTGCGGAAGCACATGCTGCCTGGGTGTCTGATCAATCGGAACTCGCGGTTGATATGGAGAGGTGGTTAAAGGAAATCACAGACAGTGGTTGCCAACTGCTACATGCACAGGCGTTGTTTGTACCAGAGGCTATCAAGGAACGACCATGAAGTATACCGTGCATCAACTAGCCTGGTTGACATGTATCGTTGCGTTGTGTGCGGTGGCACTGTCTATCGTGTTCGACGCAGACCTGTGGCGGGTTACCCTGGCTGTGGTGCTGCTCGGAGCATTGACTGTGCTCATAGCACGAGGGAGTGTGTTGAATGGAAAGTAGACGGTTGGCTGCGGTGAGCGTGAGTGTGGAGTTGTGGTGTGAAATTATTAGAGAGGGCTGGGAGATTCCAACAGACAAGCAGAAAAGAATCAAATGCACGAGTGGTGTGCCAGTGGACGCAGTGTTTCAACGAGTGGAATACAACCTTGCGCGCAACGAGCTGCAATTGGTGTTTGAGCATGACACATTTGCATTGGTTGAACCAGGCGATCCATTGCCAATACTAAGCGTAACCATAGAGGCTCAAAATGAATTGGATTGACTCCCTTGCGCGTTCCCTGTCCGTCAAGGCTGACTTTCCAAGCGGTGCTCAACTGTATCCGCCGAGGAACGTTGGCAACTTTGGGTTGGAAGGGTCGATGTTTGCTGGGCCAATCGCCTTCCCTGGTTGGCCGGATCGTACAGATACCCAGGGAGTATCAGCAGCTCAGAAGCCCTACGTGAGCATGACATCTCCCTGGTTCTATGGCAACGTCAAGGCGATTGCGGGAGAGGCCGGAGTGCTCGAACTGGAGGTGGGAGAGCGCAAGAGCCAGGGCAAGCAGGAGGAGCTGGAGCCAGTGGCGAACCATCCGCTGGAGCGCATCTGGATCAAACCCAACCCGTTCATGGGCCACAATTTTGTGATGCAGTTCTGGGTGTGGCAGATGTACTTGTTTGGCAAAGCCTACCTGTACTTTGCGCCTGACTCACGGACGAAGGAACTGACCGAGATGTGGCCGGTGCCTGCTGCCAAAATGAAGCCGATAGGCACGGCAGACAAGTTCATTGACCATTACGAATACCGTGTCAAGCGAGATGCTAAACCCATTATCATCCCTGCGGAGTATATCTGCTACAGTCACTTCGTCAACCCGTTTGATCCTATGGAAGGATTGCCGCCGATGCTGGCTGCGTTTAATGGCATCGAGACTGACCTGGCTATGAGCAAGTGGAATGCCAACTTCTTCGGGCCGGAGAATGCCATCCCTACTGCCATTGCTACCCTGGCTGACACAACCAGTGACCCTGACTTCAAGTTGATCAGGGAGGACTTGCTGGAGAACTTTGGCAGGGGTAAGCGTAAGCTGCTCGTGACCCGTGGCGGCGACATCAACTTTGAGGTGCTCCAGTTCAACCCGGAGCAAATGATGTTCGATAAACTACGCGAGATCAGTCGCATGGAGATTGATCGAGCGTGCGGGTTGCCGGATGGCTACTGGACTAGTAGGGCGAACCGCGCGAATAGCGAGCACGCGGACAGCGTGATCGTTAATACGATCATCTGGCCGTTGGGCGTGGGGCTGGTAGAGGACTTGAACGCACAGATTATTCCTGCGCATTACGGGGAGGAATATCAGGCAGCGTTCAAGGATGTGCGTCAACGGAATGTGGCCCAGGAGTTGCAGGAGTTCAGCGCGGTGACGTCCATCTACACTGTGGCGGAGTTGCGCATGATGCGCCCAGCGCCAGCAGTTACGCAGGTGGGTTGGATCAACGGGGACAAGGATGATCCTCGCAACAACCTGTTGGTGGCCCAGATTGCACAAGGGCAAGGGAAGGTCGAGGAGCCGGCTGAGCCAGAGGTTGCCAAGACGGATGAGACAACCGAGGAGGTTGAGACAGAGGGTGAGGTAGAGGAAGAGGATAAGGAGCCAACCGAGAAGGATGCCACCGAGGAAGTCTCCCTGGAGGAAGTGACCAAGGCACTCAACCTGTGGCGGGCGAAGAGCATCAAGCGATTGCACTACGGGCGAGGCGCTGCGTGCGCGTTCAAGAGCGAGGCACTGCCCGAACCAGTGGCTGTGAGGATCGAGGGGTTGCTCGCAACCTGTGAGTCAGCCGAAGCTGTACGCGAACTGTTCAATGGCATCAAGGTAGTGGACTTGCCAGGCGATGGTATCAAATATAGCGACGACCAACCACGTGATGATAGTGGACGATTTGGTAGCGGTGGAGGTGGTGAGGCCAACTCCAAGGAGAGCAGAAAACTGACCATGCGTAAAGACAAGATGCTAAACTCCGATGAAAATCTTGCATCGTTCAAGAAACCAGCCAGGATGTTCCATGTTACGACCAGGGCCAACGCAGAGAAGATAGCCAAGCAGGGCTTCAAACCTGGCACGCAAAAGACATCCAAGGAAGGTGTATCACTTGGGACTTACTTCAGCGATAACGCAGAGGATGT